CTGGCCCTGCTGGGGCGCATGGCCCCGGCGGATCAGCGGGAGGTGGCCGGGCAGGACCTGGCCAACATCACGGTGGCCGAGCTGAAAAAGCTGGTGGAGGAGCGCAACGGGCTGAGTGAGCAGCTGAGCATGATTCAGGACACTGCCCGACCCGCCGCCGAGGCAGAGAGTTGTGAAGTAGACATGGAGGCACTGCGAACCCAAGCGCTGGAGCAGGCCAGGGCAGAAGTGGCCGCCGAGCACCGGAAGGAACTGGCGGAACAGAGCCGCCGCCTACAACAGGATAACCTGGAGGAAATGAACCGGCAGATGCACAAGGTGGCTGCCGACCAGCAGGACGCCCTGGAATGTCGTATGCGGGAATACCGGCAGTCCACCGACCGGGAAGCAGAAGAAAAGATCAAGAAGGCAAAGGCGGAAGCAGCTCAGGCGGCAGAGCAGAAGCTCGAAGAAGAGCGGGAAGCCGCCAGGAGGGACCAGGAAGAAAAGGACCGGGCGGCCCTGGAGGCGGCGCGCCAGGAGGCCGCGGAAGCCCGCGCCCAGGCCGAGGAGACCGCCCGCAAGCTGCAACTGACCGCCAGCGAAGAGAGCATCCGCTTTGCCCTGCTGTTTGAGCAGCTGCAGGGCGCGGCGGGGGCCATGATGGACCTGGTGGATGCTCTGACAGCCGCCGGCCGCGCCGAGGAAGCCGCCAAACTGCGCACCGCCCTGGCCGGGGCCCTGCAGGCGCTGGCGGAACAGGTTGCGGTGTGAAGAAATCCTGGACAGAAGAAGGTGAGTTGTTATGAACCTTTTTATGAAGGTGAGAAGGAAGTTGTGCCGCCATGAATGGGGCACGACGTTCATGGCAGGGTTCCGGCCGGTGGAAGGTTGGCTGGAACCGGTATGGCTGAAAACGTGTAAGAAATGCGGCAAGGTCGTGGAAGTGGAGCAGAACACGGAGGAGGAAGATGGATCTGAAATACGATAATGAAAAGTGCTGCAGTGTTCCGATGGAGCGGGCAAGCAGAGAACTGCTGCGGCAGCTGGAGCGGATGGCGGTGGAACGTAGACTGGAGGTCTGTTTTGGTTGTGGGCTGGAGCACAACTGCGCACGGGATGGATGCGCGGCGCTGTTGAAAGCAGCAGAGCTGCTGAGGCAGTGAGGCGATAGGATGGAACACCGGTGCCATGATGCACGATTTGACCATTGCTGCTGTAATGGCTGCACAAGATTGTGCAGCTGCTTGATGAAGGAAAAGTTGAACAAGGCCTGCCCGATTACGTTTTGCAGGGAGAGGGCAGAAGAAAAGAAGGAAACAAGACAGAAGAAGTGACCCCAATAGAATAAGGAACCGCGACGGCAGGCAGGGGGCCTGCCGGGCGGCCTTGTATGGGGTAGTAACATCTCGACGAAAGGGGAAAAGTATGCGGGGCGGAGTACGGGAAAAGAAGATCGTGTGCGGCTCCGTATACCAGGAGGTGGACCTGATCCCTTTGCGCAAAGAATGCAGGGCAGGAGAACCCCAAGGGCGAGAAAGTTCCGAAAAGCAGAAGCGAGCCAACCAGCGGGCTGCCGAACGGCATTTTGTACAGCTGGTGAATGCCAATTTTGTGCGCAAGGGTGTGCTGCTGGTAGACCTGACTTATGTGGGGGGAGAAGAACCGGAGGATTTTGAGCGCGCTGACAGAAATATGGTGAACTATCTGCGGCGGGTATGCTACCTGAGCGCAAAACGAAAATTGCCGAAGCCGGCTTTTGTGGCGGTGACAGAAGGTGGAGCGGAAGGCACCGGGGAGGAAAATCACCGGCTGCATCATCACATCATCCTGTATGCACCGGGGCTGACCCGGGATGAAGTGGAGAACCTGTGGAGCACAGGGCGCGGCTGGAAGCGGCACAGCCTGGGACGGGTGAACACCCGGCGGGCACAGCCGGTGCGTGGAAGCCTGATTGAGCGGGCTATGTACATGCTGAAAGCGCCGAAGCACAAAAAGCGCTGGCACCAGAGCCTGGGACTGAAGAAGCCAGTGCTGAAAATAAACGATGCCAGGTACACAAAGCGGCAGGTCCTGCGGTGGTGCACAAACGGTGATGCCTACGACAGGGTATTTTGGGAGAAAAAGTACCCCAGCTGGCAGGTGGAAGAGGCAAACGTGGAATTTAACGAGATCGAAGGGGCGTATTATATTCGCCTGCGGATGTGGAGGAGTAAGAGCCCATGGAGCAGAGAGTGAATCCGTGTAGGAAAGATTGCCCGAAGCGGGCAGGGGACTGCCATGTGTGGTGCGAGAAATACCGGGCCTTCCGGGCGTGGAAGGAAGAGGAATATGCCGAGAGGGCCGCCCGTGCGGCGTTGGATGAAGCGGATGCGGTACGGGGGAAAAAGATACGGCGGGATGTACGCCAGCGTGGTCTGGATGGGACCAGGAGGCGGGGATGAAGCGAGGAGAGACGCTGTATTGCCGGGAATGTGGATGCGGATACAGTTACCGAGGCGGAAGGACGAACCCGCTATGCCCGCAGTGCTACCAAAAAGCGATGAAAAAGCGAAAGCAGGAGGAACAGAAGAAATTGAGATCGACAAGAATAAAAGGCGGCGCGCAGAGAAAGGGCGGGCCGCTGCTGCGGCATGCCCAGGAGAAACAAAGGCAGGTAGCGAAGGCGATGCACATGAAACGGCTACCCATGGAGAAACCGGCGGGGAGCAGAAAATTGACGCGCGCCACGATGGAGGCGCTGATGAAGGACCCTGTGGGTCGGTTAGTGCATGAGATCGAGGTGGATAACGAAGAACGGAGAAAGCAAGGGCTGCCGCCGCTGAGTTACGGGCAGCATGTGGCGAAATACGGAAAGTGAGACGGGGCTGCGCTGTGAGCGCGGCCCCGTTTGGTTTGCGAAAGTTCGCCGGTAAAAATAAAAATCTGAACAAGATACCAAACACCACCTGCGCGCGGGTACATTAGAGCGGAAAAGAAACGGGCAAGGAAATGAATCATAGAAAATAGAAAGTTTGTGCAAAATGACGAAAAAAAGTTGAATTATGGCCTTGTTGAAATAACAAAAAAAATCGATATGATGAAAAGAGAGCCGGAAAGGGGGCGGCAAGGGTGATCTACCACGACAATACGGTGAAAGGGACGCGGAGGGGAAAAAAGTGGCCGGAGGAGATCCGAACGGCCGCTATGTGTGATCTGCTGGTACACAACAATCTGAGCGATGTGGCCCGGCGGTACAATGTGCCGGAAAGCACCCTGCGGACCTGGATGAAACAGGCGGAACGGAAGAAACCGGAGGAGAAAAAGAGCCTGTTTGAGAAGGCCCGGGAAACCGAACTGCGGGCCCTGGCGCGGAAGGCCAGCGCGGCGGCGAATTGCACGGTAGAGTACATGCGCCGGCGCCTGGAGCGGAACCTGAACGATGCACAGATCACCGAATACTGCCGGAAGCGGCTGGATGAACTGGATGGGCTGATCGCCTACGAAGGGCCGGAGGACCCGGAGTGCCGGGAGCTGGGCACGGTGCGCAAGGTGGAGCCGGAAGTGCCGGGAGAGCGCGAAATGTTGCTGAAACTGATGGACAGGCACCGGCCCATGAGCGACTTCGGCGCCGCCAACTTTGCCCGCACGCTGGTGAGCGTGACGGGCCGCGCAGCGGACCTGCTGGGGGATGAAACGGAAGCACAGGCGGCGCTGCGAGTGGAAGTGTGTGGTGTGACAGACACAGAGGCACAGGACATGATGGGGTGAGTTGCATGGGGTGACGCTGAAGATCGAGCCGCCGAACCCGAAACAAAAGCTGTTTTTTGCGGCGAGGGAAAAGTACATAGGGTATGGAGGTGCCCGCGGCGGCGGGAAAAGTTGGGCCATGCGGCGCAAGAGTGTGCTGCTGGCGCTGCGGTACCCGGGAATCCGGGTGTTGATCTTGCGGCGTACCTACCCGGAACTGACCGAGACCTATGTGAAGCCAATGCGTGGGGAATTGGCGGAACTGATCCGGGCCAAGCAGGTGCGGTACAAGGAAACCAGCAAAGAGTTTGAGTTTTCCAACGGAAGTCTGCTGATGCTAGGGTACTGCGATACAGACGCGGACATTGATCGGTACCAGGGCGCACAGTATGATGTGATCTTTATCGATGAGGCTACCCAGTGGCCGGAAGATTGGTATTTGATTTTGACAGCCTGCCTGCGCGGCGTGAATGATTTGCCGAAACGAATGTACCTGACCTGTAACCCCGGTGGGGTTGGACATAACTGGGTGAAACGGCTGTTTATTGACAAGGAATACATGGCCAATGAAAACCCGGAAGATTACAGGTTTATCCAGGCTTTGGTGTACGAAAATACAGCACTGATGGAGAAGAACCCGGATTACCTTCGTCAGCTTCAGAACCTGCCGGAAAAGCTGCGGAAAGGGTGGCTGGAAGGTGAGTGGGACCTTTTTGACGGGCAATATTTCGCGGAATTTCGGCGGGAAAAGCATGTGATACAGCCATTCGAGTTACCGGCGCGATGGCGGCGGTATGTGACGATGGACTACGGTCTGGATATGCTGGCAGCGTATTGGATCGCGGTGGATGAAGAGGGAAAGGGATATGTATACCGGGAACTGTATGAAGGCAGGGATAACGGGAAAGGTGCAGACGGACGCGGCCACATTGTGAGCGCCGCCGCCCGGCGGGTACGGGAATACATGCCGCCGGGAGAGCGCATGGAGGCATGGTTGGCACCGCCGGACCTGTGGAACCGGAACCGGGACAGCGGGCGCAGCACCGCAGAGCTTTTCGCGGAGGCGGGCATGGTGCTGACGAAAACAAGCAATGACCGTATTGCCGGGTGGCGGGCGGTACGGGAATGGCTGGCTGATGTGGTGGATGGACACGGAAAGACGGTGCCGAGGCTGCGTATTTTTTCCACCTGCAAAAACCTGATCCGCACGCTGCCGGCCGTGCAGTTTGACGAGAAAAGGCCGGAGGATGTGGCCACAGAGCCACACGAACTGACCCACGCGCCGGACGCGCTGCGGGGATTCTGTGTATACAGGTCCAGCCCGGCGGACCCGCCACCGCCGGAAAAGATGTGCGGCGTGGAAGTGTTCTATGATCGCAGTTTGCAGTCGAGTGCAGACGAAATCCTGGGATTGGGGGAGGACATCTATGTGGTATGACGTGGTTGTGACGGTATTGGCTGTGGGAATGGTGGTGTGCTGGCGGCTGGGCGTGCGGGATGGCATGCGGATAATGCACAACCGGGAACTGGAGAAAATTCGGCTCCCGGAGAAGTTGGTGGGAAAGAGCGCGGAGAAACGACAGGAACAGGACGCGCCGGTGGATGAAGCACTGCAAGAACAGATGAAAGCCATTGACAAGTACGACGGGTGGAAGGTATGACGGAAGAAAAACAGGTGACAGACATCTGGCGGAAATACCGGGCGGGTGTGGAACACCACAGAGGCAAGAATCTGTACCGGCGAGATGAGCGATGCTGGCATTTTTATACCGGCGACCAGTGGTGGGGCATGAGCCAGGGCGGGCAGGAGCTGCCCATGGAGAATATCATCAAACCGATTCTGAAATACAAGATCGCCATGGTGGCAACCACGGATACCAGCATTGTATACAGTGCCATGACGGACAATGTGCTGCTGCAGGAGATCTGCAATGAACTGAGCGAATTTGCCAAGCAGGTATGGGAACAGACCCGCATGGATGAAATGAAGTGGAAGGTCATAAAAGCAGCGGCCATTACCGGCGACAGCTATGTATACGCATTTGACGCACGCCCTGAAAGCGAGGCAGTGGTACAGGACCGAACACCGAGACTGGAAGTGCGGATGATGGACCGAAGTGCGGTATATCTTGCGGATGAGCAGGAACAGGACCTGCAGCAACAGGCATGGATCATACTGGCGGAGCGGATGCCGGTAGAGGAAGTGCGCAGGCAGGCCCGGGAAAACGGTCTGAGTGAAGAGGAAATCGAGCTGATCGTATCGGATGCGGAGACCGACACCCGAGTGAACAACGATGAGAGTGACGAGATCAAACAGGGGGACGGGAAGTGCACATCCCTGGTCTATTTTACGCTGGTGGATGGGGAGCCGGACGAGACGGGCGCGGCGCAGAAGGTACTGCGGTTTGGGCGCAGCACCGAGCAGGTGATCTACCAGCCGTTGCGGGAAGTGCCGGGATTGGACGTGTACCCTATTGCGCAGATGCGGTGGGAAGATATGCCAAACTCGGCCCGCGGTGTGAGCGAGTGCGAAATGCTGATCCCCAACCAGATCGAGATCAACAAGACGTTGGCGCGGCGCAGTTTGATCGTGAAGCGGTACGGATATCCCACCGCAGTGTATGACGCCGAAAAGATCGATAACCCGGCGGCGCTGCAAAAAGTGGGCGCCGTGGTGCGCGCACGGAACCTGGCAGGCGTGCCGATCCAGAACGCCGTGCAGTACCTGGAACCCAAGACCACCAGCGGCGAGGGAGCGGGGCTGCAGCAGGAACTGATCGCAGTGACACGGGAACTGGAAGGCGCCGGTGATAATGCCACCGGGCAGGTGGATGTGACAAAGACCAGCGGCGAGGCTATTAAGGCGGCACGGGATCAGGCGGCGATGGTACTGAATGACCAGGCGGCAGCCTACAAGAGTTTTGTGGAGCAGATCGCCATGATCTGGTACAAACTGTGGTGCGCCTACAGCCCGCAGGGCCTGACCTTTGCCTACAAAGACCCGGCGGGTGGGGAGAAGCTGATGCAGGCGATCATTACCCCGCAGGCACTGGCGGCGCTGGATATGCAGATCAAGATCGACGTTAGCCCGGCGGACCCCTACAGCGTACTGAGCATGCAGACCAGCCTGGACAACGCCCTGGGGGGCGGGCACATTAGCTTTGAGGAATGGGTGAGTGCATTGGATGCAAACAGCCCGGTGCCGGCGGCCAAGTTCCGCAAGATACTGGAGGAACGAAAAGCGAAGCAGGCAGCTTTGGCAGCGCAGCAGCAGGCCATGGGAGACGCGGGCGGTGCACCCGGGCAGACAGACCCGGCGGGCGCTGTACCCGGCGGGATGCCGCCGGAAATGGGAGCAACAGGAGGCGCAGGAAATGCAGTGCAGAGTATGCCGGTGTGAGATGGGTATTGTGGCAACACGCATTGAGGTGGAGGGGGACAAGAGCCCCGACACGGTGACCAGGGTGTACCGGGTGATGGACCTTGCCTGCCGGGCGAAACAGTGCAGCGAGTACGGCAAGGTACAGGCACAGCAGCGTGTGGAACTGAAATAGGCAACCCCGGCAAAAGCCGGTTTGCATAGACCCGGCGGGACGGGCAAACACCCGAGGGTGGTGACCTGCACCACAATACGCGGCGGACGCGAAAAAACCGAATACCCACCAACGGGAAAAAATGGAGGAAGCAATGGAACTGGAAAACAACGGTATGAGCTTGGAAGGCGTGGAATACGACCCGCTGGAAGAGGAGCGCGGAAGCGAGGACACCGGACGGCCGGAAGAAGGCGGCGCGGAAAACAGCGTGCGGTCGGGGGAAGCTGATGGGCAGGAACCGCAGGAGGACCATGCGGGGAAACACGACGGTGCGCAGGACTGGAAGACCCCGCAGAATGCGGAGAACGCGCAGCGGCGCCGGGAGGCGGAACAGAGGCAGCGGAAACGGTATTTTGACGAGTTTGCGGCGGGCCTGATGGACCCCGAGACCAACCAGCCTTTTGCCAGCGAGGAGGCGTGGGGGCGCTGGAAACAGAATGCCGCCATTATGGCCCAGGCACAGAAAGCCGGTGTGGAACCGGAAACGGCCCAGAAGCTGGTGGACGGTGTGCGGGATACCATACGCCAGACGGACCCGGAGTTCCGCCGCCTGGCTATGGAAAACCAGGCGGTACGGCGCCAGCAGGCCGAGGCCATGCAGCAGCAGGTGTTTGCGCAGGATATGGCAGCCATTCGCAAAATGTACCCGGATGAGAAGGCAAAAAACGTGACCGAGCTGGGGGACGAGTTTATGGCCATGATGGCCACCGGACAGGTGGACGCGGTAAGCGCCTACGAAGCGGTACGGGCCAAGCGGAACCGCACCGCCCCCAAGCCGCCCAGTACGGGAAAGATCCATTCCGGCGCTGCCGGGCAGGGCGCGTACTATACGCGCGAACAGGTAGAGGCTATGAGCGACGAGCAGATCGATAAAAATTTCGACGATATCCGCCGCAGCATGGCAACGTGGAGATAAGGAGTGAATGAGAAGTGTCTTACAGAAATTTTTCGCCCAAGATTTGGGCCAAGCAGATCAACCGAGAACTGGAGCGGGCCATGGTGTTTGCAGAGGATTGCAACCGCCAGTATGAGGGTGATGTACGACAGATGGGGGACACCGTGAAGGTGCTGGGCGTGGGCAAGCCGACCATCACTAAGCAGGTGGGCGGCAGCATTGTGCTGCAGGACCCGGAAGCGGTGGAGGATACCAGCGTGGATATGGTCATCAACCGTGTGGCCTACTTCAACTATCTGGTGGACGACATCGACCGGCGGCAGGCGGTGGGCGGCCTGATGGATGCCCTGAGTGCGGAAAGCAGCGAGGGCACTGCCAATGCCATGGACGAGGACATCGCGGCCCTGGCCGGGACCGTCGATGCGCCGAAACTGTACAAGACCACGACCGCGATCACGGTGGACAACATCCTGAAGCAGATCGACCTGGGTGTGCAGAAGCTGATGGAGAACGATGTGAAGCCGGAGACCAAGATCGTGATCACGGTGCCGCCCTGGTTCAGGACCATTCTGCGGCAGGCGTATGTGCAGCTGGATACCAACAACAGTGCCATGCTGAAGAATGGGCGTGTGGGGCAGTATGACAACGTGATCGTGAAAATGTCCAACAACTGCCACCGCAACAGCGACAACGGCCATGACATCATGCTGCGCACCCAGCGGGCTGTGGCGTTTGCCAACCCGCTGACCCATGTGGAGCCCTACCGCCCGGAAAGACGGTTTGCCGACGCGGTGAAGGGATTTGTACTGTACGGGACCAAGATCGTGCGGCCCAAAGAGCTGATCGTGCTGAATGTGAAGGAGGGAACCTGATATGTCTGTGGTGAAGATTACGCCTGAAAAAATGGATCTGAACACCGGCCTGACCCTTAAGGATGGGACCGCCATGGATGCCAGCGACGGCATCTATGTGGAGTACACCGGCAAGGATGACAACATCGTGCTGTTGTTGACGGGCTCGGCGGAGGATACGGTGACCGTGAAGATGGGCAACGGCCTGCAGGGAGTTGCCGACCAGACCGTGAGTCTGACGGCCAACAAACCGGCAGCCCTGACGCTGGAAAGCGGCAAGTTCAAGCTGGTAAGCGGCGAATACAAGGGTTATGTGCATCTGACCGGCGCGGCGACCACCAAAGTACAGGCATTCGAGTTGCCGGTGTGACGGGGACCCCCGGCGGAGACGCCGGGGGTTTTGTGATAGGAAGGAAAGACGATGCAGAAGCAATGGACGGTGGCACAGCTGAAAACGCTGGTGCTGAAGTTGCTGGATGAATCCAGCCCCAAAAATGACCTAACCGCCAAAATTCCGGTTTTTATGGACACGGCGCAGAAGGAAGTCAGTTTGTATTGCCCGATCCGGGCACAGTGGCGTGCAGAAGCCGGGGGAACTGTGCCGGCGGATCTGCGCAAGGTGCTGAGTGTACGGACAGAAAACGGAAGCGCTGTGCCGTACCAGACCCGGACCTGCGCGGATGGGCTGGTGCTGGAGGCGGAAAGCTACCCGGTGCTGGTAGAGTATGAGAAGATCCCGGAAGAAATCACGGCGGCGACCCCGCAGGAAACGCTGCTGGAACTGCCTGAGCGGGCTGTGCTGGCCATGGCCTACTACATCGCTGCACAGTGCAACAGCCTGGAATATGACCAGCGGTTCTTTCAGAGTTTTTACGCACAGTACCAGGGAAAGCTGCAAAATCTGGCCAGCGACCCGGAAGGGGTACAGTTCAGTGTGACGGTAGACAACAGCCTGCCGGATTGGATGTGAGACCATGGCGTACAAAGCAATCAACATGCCGTCCAGTGCGGCACCGAGCCTGAGCGTGGTGCGCATTGAGGATTTCCTGGGGGTAGACCTGACCAACCAACCCACCAATGTGGATGCAAAGCGCAGCCCTGACGCGCGGAACATGATACGGGATGTGCCGGGAAAAGTGCGCAAGCGCATGGGCTACAGGACCATGTATACACTGGAAGGCCAGGTGAACGGGTTCCACCGGCTGAACGGAAAACCACCGCTGATCCATGCGGGGGGCAACCTCTACCGTGTGGTGGATGGGGAATGCACCGCGGTGTACAGTGAGGCAAACGACGCACGCAGTATGAGCTGGGAATTTGATGGGAAGCTGGCCATCGCGGACGGGAAGGCGTTGCTGTTGTATGACGGTGAGGCGGTAACCAGGGCCGATGCAAACGGCAAGGTGCCGATCCTGACAATCAGCCGGCAGCCAAACGGTGGCGGGACGGCCTACGAGGGACTAAACCTGATACAGCCTAAATGGGAAGAAGACTTCCTGGTGGATGCTGACCACAAGGAGGAGAAGGTATTCCAGCTGAGTTTTGGGGAACTGGACGAAACCCCGGTGGCCGTGCAGGTGATGAATGGCGAGGGCGGCTGGGACGACAAAGAAGAAAATACCGATTTTACGGTGGACCGGGAGACGGGTACCGTGACCTTTACCACGGCGCCGGGGGAAACGCCGGTGAGCGGTACGGACAACGTGAAGATCACGGCGAGCCGCACCGTGGAGGGCTATGCTGACCGGATCAACCAGTGCTGCGTGGGGATTCAGTTTGGTGTGAACGGCGCCAGTGACCGGCTGTTTTTGGCGGGGAACCCGACGCTTATCGCTTACGACTGGTACAGCGGCCAGAACGATCCGACCTACTGGAGTGATACGGCATACAGTGTGTTGGGACAGAGCGATGCGGCCATCATAGGGTACAGCGTGGTCAATGCGCGGCTGGCAGCACATAAAAACGGGCAGGATGCGCAGAGAAACTGCATTGTGAGGGAGGGAAACCTGGTAGACAACCAGCCGGCCTTCCCCATCGTGAACATTTTGCAGGGGGAGGGCGCCGTAGGGCGCTATACCTTCGGTTATCTGCAAACAGAACCGCTTTTCCTGACGGAGCTTGGGGTATATGCCATTACTGCACAGGATATCACAGGCGAAAAGTACAGCCAGCTGCGCAGCTTTTACCTGAACGGCAAGCTGCTGGAAGAGGAGGGGCTGGAAAACGCCTACAGCTGTGTATACCGTGACATGTATTGGTTGGCCGTAAACGGGAAGGTTTACATCCTGGACGGGTTGCAGGCGAGCCAGACGGACCGCAGTGCACCGTATGCTACACGGCAGTATGCAGGGTTTTACCTGACGGATATACCGGCACGGGTTCTCTGGGTGGATGGAGGAACACTGTGGTTTGGAGATGCTGCCGGGAAGGTGTACAAATTCTGTACGGATTCCAGCGATCTGCAGAGCTACAGCGACGACGGCAGGCCAATTTATGCTTGCTGGCGCACGCTGGATGTGGCCGGGAAAAATGTGTACCGGGCCAAGAATTTCAGCCGGCTTTATGTGGAATTGGCGGCAGCTGCAGCCACAGGGATAAAGGTGTTCGCCCGGGTGAGCGGCGTTTGGGAAGAACTGTGGGAGGATACTTCCAGCGCGCGGTATTTTGATTTTGCCAATGTGGATTTTGGAAAACTATCTTTCAGCTGTGATAACAACCCTAAGACCATGGGGGAAAAAATCAGCATCAAGAAGGTGGACAAGGCCGGGTTCCGTGTAGAAAACGGGGAGTTGAACGAACCGTTTGGGCTGAACAATATCAGCATCGAGTATGTGGAGACCGGGTATTACAGGAGGTGAGAAAGTGTCTTTTGAAAGAATCAGAGAGGAAGAACTGGCAGCGGTAGGCGTAGAATTGCTGGATGACCAGCCGGGCCTGGCGCCGGATGCGATGAAAGCAAAGTTTGAAGAAACCGCCAAAGAGCTGCTGGCACCCAAATATAACAAGCTGGCAGATCAGCTGGAAGCGGAAACAGCATCGGAAAGCCTGGGCGCAAAGGTGCCGGAGGGACTGCCGGAGGAAACAGAGAAAACGGTACAGGCGGTTCTGCTGGCGCTGATGCTGTATGTGCAGGCGCATGAGAAAAACCGGGAAAACCCGCATGCTGTGACTGCCGACCAGGTGGGAGCCTATACCAAAGCGCAGACTGATAAGGCAATCAACGATAAAGTTGTAGCAATCGGTGGCGGGGATATGGCGATGTCAGTATATGACCCGGATATGCTGAAAAAGCCGATTTACAAAGCCATCGATGATGCGGTAGCGGCCCTTAAAAAGTTGGTGCTGGATAAAGAACACTACGATCCGCAAGGAAAATGCAAGGACATATTTGCGACTATCGATGCTGCGGCACCAAAGTATGAGGCAAAACTGTCAATTGACGGGTGGGTGGCATCCACCAGTGAGGAACAGGCTAACGGATTCCCGTTGGCACAAGAAGCTGTGTTGACCGCGCTGACCACGGGCGCGCCGACAGTTACGGCTGATAGTGAGTTCTTGACATGTTGCGGATACACGCCAACCGGAGTGGCAGCTACTGATGAAGTGCTGGACGAAGCGCTAGCTGTTATAGATGCAGGTATCACAAGAAGCATGGACGGAGGAAAGGTGCGTGCAATTGTGAAAGATAAGCCCGCCGCAGACATCGTGGTAAACTGGACAATCCGAACGGATTTAGGTAGCAGCAGCGGTGGGGGAACAGGCGGAGGTGGAGGCGGAAGCTATACAATCGGCGCAGGACTTAAATTGGACCCAGATAGTAACACCCTCTCGGTGGATACTGCTGACGCTGTGGAACAGGACGATACAAGACCGGTGACTTCTGCGGCGGTGTTTGCCACAACTGGAAATATCGATGCTCTGCTATCCACGATCTAAGGAGGTTTTTTTGATGAGTATTCAATCGGAACCGAGAAACTGGACGAACTGGCAGCCGACTTTGACAGCATTGTGAACCAAGGCTCGTTGAGCGCACAGGTAAAGGAAGGCGAGACCTACACTATCCCAAAGGGATACCACGATGGCACGGGCACGGTGTCCGGTGTTGCTGGAGGCGGCAGCTATACCTTACAGAGCAAGTCCGTTATTCCTACCAAGAAGCCACAGCAAACCACCCCTGACGAAGGATACTATGGCTTATCCGATGTGACGGTGCAGGCCATCCCAGACGCCTACCAGGATGTGACTTCGGTAACTGTCACAGAACCGGATCTTTTAGCTGGGAAGGTTTTTGTTGACAGCACCGGTGCCGTCAAGACAGGCACCATGCCCAAAAATGGCACGGTTACAAAGGTACTGGACGCTTCCAATCAAAGCTACAAAATCACGCAGGGCTACCACGACGGAAACGGTACGGTATCCATCGTACCTGAAAGTAAAACCGCCACCCCCACCACCGCCCAGCAAACAGTACAGCCAACCGCAGGAAAGGTACTTACAAGCGTTACGGTGGAGCCGATCCCGAAAGAGTACATCCAAACCACTGATGCCGACGCCATCGATTCTGACTTACTTGCCGGAAAGACCGCCTATGTGGCGGGGAGCAAGATTACAGGAACCATGCCCAACAACGGAGCCATGGATGCCGCTATTGACGGTTTGACAGTCACCAGCAAGGTGATACCAGCAGGATATACCAGCGGTGGGACTGTCAGCCTTAGTGGTGATATTGAAGCGGCACTGGCTGCAATCTGATAGGAGGGCGGAACGATGAGTGTTCAGACGGAACTGCACCGGATACAAACCGCCAAGGCCGATCTGAAAACCGCCATTCAGGCCAAGGGAGTGACCGTTCCGGACAATACCACACTGGACGGCTACGGTTCACTGGTGTCACAAATCAGTACCGGCGATATGCAGAAAAGCGTGTATGATACAAAGAATCGACAGACTGATGTTTACAATTATGCGGACGATACAGCGGACACACATTCCAAGGCGGTAGCTCCACTGTACACTGCGCTGTATCGTTTGGACGATTGGGAAGAAGCGGATGAAGATGCAAAGAGTAAGGGCTACGCCTACCGGCAGACGGTGCCCCTGACGCCCGATGATCCTGATGCCCCCACGGTGACAGCAGACAGTGTCTTTGTGACGGGTGGATTCTATCTGCCAACAGGCATTGTCGCAACAGACGAAGTGTTGGACGAAGCTCTGGCATCCATCAGAGCGGGGTACACCACCAGTGGCGCAGGTACTGTCACTACACTGGTGGTGGATAAACCCGTTGCAGATATTCCGGTGCGCTGGGTGATAAGGACGTAAGTTGATTGATGACTTTAGTTATTATGCGCCATAACTCTGCGCGGTTTTTGGAGTATGACAGCTATCGATTAAAGCATATATAAGGAGTGTTGTGATGTGACGAAACAACATACTTTTATACGGGTTCCGATACAAATTGGCGCGTTTTGCGGTTTTGCGAAAGGCGGTGATTTGTAATGGGGACCGCACCTAGATATCCAATAGGAAGCGGAGGATACAAAGAAATGGTGGTAGGCATTGTTTCTGCCGGAATTCAAGGTATTCTTTTGTCTCCCAAAATGCAGAAACCGGTTGACATTTATAACAAAGACATTTCAGGAGAGTATTTCAGGGTAGTTTCAACTTTGTCCAGTCAATGGAATGCTGTAGTAACCGTTTTAAAGCCCTGTAAGGTGGAAATCCTGTATATAACTCGATACCAG